TTGGTTCTCCATTTTTGGTCACCCCAGTTTTTTAAGGACTGCTGTGGCGCTTTCAATCTCGGTAACCTCCACCTGCCGCCTTGTACTTCTTGGCTACAAGTTGGGCTTTACGTGCTGACCACTGTCCTGCACCTGTGCCCTGCGTTGCTGCGGCTTTTACCTGAGACACAATCCGCTTGCGCAGACTGGGTTTTGTGTAGTTGCCAGCGGCGTTAACTTTCCCACCCTCGGCGTACTGTGTAAAGTCGGTGTCATCCCTTCGGGCAGTCTTCTTGCCTTTGGGCATCTTGGAAGGGCGTATAGCGCCCATACCGCGACTTGACATCATTTAGTACATCTTTCCACGGGTTTTACCCTTAGTGCAGCATCCATCTGCTCGTGAAGAAGCAGTGCCGCCTTTAGCGTAGGTGTCACCCATAGCATTTGTTTTACTAGTCTCTGTATCGCTTGATGGCGGCTTTGCAAAACCTTCTGCTGGTTTTCTACTTGCACGTTCTGCTGGGGGTTTAGCGTAACCTTCAGCTTTAAGAGATTTGCCATCAACGCGAATGTCACTACCGGGTTCTACAGCCTTTACTTTCCCTTTACGGATTGGCTCATCCACCGGTGTGGAGTCTTCGTATTTATAGTCTTTAGCCATGATTAGCACATCTTTCCACGGGTTTTACCCTTGGTAGCGATGCCATCAGCGCGGCTAGAAGCGGAACCGCCATTAGCCATTTTGATCGCCCCACCTTTTTTGTTGTAACTCATGTCGGATACTTCATTACTTTCGTAATTAGTACTTGTTCCGGGCTTTGTTACTTCTGTTAAAGGTTTGGGTTCACGGCGTGCTTTGTACTCACCAAACTTAGTTCCCTCTGGAGCTTTACGAGTTAAGCCGCGTTCTTTGTTTAAAAAGTCACGCAAACTAAGACCAGACTCTTCCAGTTCTTTTTTACTGACAGTGCGTCCTTGTGCCATGATTCACTCCTTAGCAATATTTCTTAGCCGTGCCGCCTTTAGCGAGCATCTTGCCTTTGGTCTTGCCTTTAACAGCAACGCCATCGGCGCGAGAAGAAGCGGAACCGCCTTTTTTCATTCCCGTCATATCGCCGGGCATAGCTGTTTTAGCCATAGGAGTAGGTTTTTTCATGCCGTCCTTAGCCATGCTCATACCGACCTTCATTGTTGGTTTGCCCATTTTTGTAGCCATAGTATCACCACCTTTTTTAAAAAGTTCAGATTTGCCGTGAAGAGTTTTAGTCTCGTTCACCTTTTGTAAATCAGGACGCTTGCGCGGCCCACCTTTAACGCCAACAGCCTTATCAGCCGCAGTAAATTCTTTACCCACAGACTGAGGGACACCAGCTTTCTCGGCAAACTTAGGGTTATTAGCCACCGCCGCCATGAAATTGTGTTGTTTTTTGCTTGTGCTTGGCATGTTAGACCTTAACAATCCAGCCCTTGCCAACAAAGAAGCCAACGACCAATAAACCTACTCCGATCAGAAACTTCTCCACAACAGTCTTACCAATCTTCTTGTAAAACTCTGAAGACATTTCTTCGATAGCAAGCTTTGCCGCTTCCTTAGCGATCAATCGTTCGCGGTCTGTCAATTCAATATCAGACATCAACACATCCTTCCTTTGGTCTTGCCCTTTTGGGCTATACCATCTGCGGAGTTCACATACCCGCCATCAGCGCAGTTCCACGCTCTAAGACTCTTGTTAATCCTAGAGTTCGGGTCGTTCGCTGTTTTTGCGGATGTCAGTTTCTTTTTCATCCCACTCATGCGGGCGCAGAAAGAGTCGCGCCTTGAGCCGCCCTCGGGTTGCGGCGGTTTCAAGTTGTGCCCTTCGCGTTTCGCAGAGGCTCGCCCCTTGGCGTTCAGCCCGCCGTTGGGGTTCTTGCCTTCTTTGCGAGTCCATGCGGGGCTAGCCATAGAACACCGTAATAGATGCGCTGGTTGGTAGGACTACATAAAACCCGTTTTCAAACAAAATGCCTTCTGCGGGAATTAACGTAGCAATAACGGCGGTGTTAGTTGTGATGTGCAGGGTTAAAGAGTTCCTACCAGCATTTGTAGTAGCGTTATCGTAAAACTGAATTTCTCCAGCCGTGCCACCGGGGGCTACTTGATAACCGCGAACTCTAGTTCGACCAGCATACCCTACACCGCTTGCGTCTAGATGGACGGCTTTTACGTCGGTTTGCATCATAATCAATCTCCTTGTTTAAAAACAAGGGGCCGAAGCCCCTAGGACTGATTAGTCAAAGTTACCGTATGGGTAAGTAGTAGTGGTACCGATGTTGCCATCAGGCTGTGTATAGCGGATTGTGAAGTAGTAAGTACCACCTGTAATCGCTACGTTAGTGCCGTTGATAGACGCTACTGTGAACACCACTTGAGACAAAGGTGGTTCGCCATTTATCTGAATGATGTCGGTAGAAGTAGATTGCTGGTTAGCCAACTGAGTTGCACTGAATGCAGCAAATGATTGACGACCCACGGCAGGAGAAGTCAATACAGCAGTTTGTGCGTATGTTGCAGTACCCGCAGCGGCTGTGTAGTCATTGCTGACCAAGATTTGGACAGAGGTCAAAGAACCGCTGGTGAAAGTGGTAACAACACCGATATCAACCAAGATGTCGTTGATGCGGCTACCTGCTGGGAGGTATGCAACATAACCACGGTACACAGTAGCAGAGTCAGCAGGGATGCTGGTTGCAGTGTATGTAGTAGATGTGCTAGGTGTGTAAACGGTTGTGTAACCGTTAGGGATGTTATTTGAGTCAACAAATTGACCAGAAGCGCCACCAAATCCAGCAGTGTTTGCTGTGGTGTTAGCGATGTTTAAAGTCGCTGATTGAACGAGGCTGGTATAGCCTACGTTACGGAATGCGCCAAAGCGCTGTGTGCCAGATAGTACTGGGCCTTCAAATGTGGAACGTGCCATGACAAAAGTCCTTATGCAAAAGTAACTCTATCAATCGTTGCATCGTCTGCTGGGGCAGTCCGATAGAGTCAATCACCCAGATGTTTGGAATATACACCATATTTCTACGATGTCAATAAAAAAGGGGGCTTGTGACCCCCTTTCTTTTAGTATGAACCTGAAGAGGCAAACATGCCTAAAGGATCAGACCAGCCGAAGCTGTAACGCTCACGAGCCTTGTAACGGACGTTACCGGTATCGAAGTCACCGTCCATGCTGTTTTGCAGCGGAGTACGGATAAAGTGCTTCAAACCGTTAGGTACGTCAGTTGTCAAGAACCAAGCGCTGGTGTCGGTCAAGTAATGGTTAATGGTGTATCCCTCTGGGATCGCGCCATTATTCTTGATCGCGTTGATGTCGTTGTTGTTAGTTCCAACGCGGAGGCTGGTGTCTAACAGACGAGTAGCAACGAATTGCAGTGCTGGTGGGATGATCAACTTCTTAGGCTTAGCAGCGATCAACAGTCCACGCTCATCAGTCCAAGCAGCGATCTGGATAACGGCGGCTTCCAAGGAAGTCTCGTTCAAGTCGGTTTGGGTAGATGGAGTGTTGGAGTTGACACCGCCAGCAACCAAAGGATGAGCAGTAGAGAACAAAGGTTGGCCGTCGCCGCCTGTATACAGGGGAGAGAAGCCATTGTTCAACACGGCAGCAGCTTTGATCTGCTTGGTGTATGCCATAGCACGTGCCAAACCTTTGGTGTAGCGAGCAGACAAGCTGTCGTACAAGTTATCTTCAATCGCTTCTTCAGTGATTGAGAAACCCAAAGCAATGGTTTCGTGGTTGTAGCGAGTTGTCCATGCCTCTTGAGCATTGTCATAAGCGATGGCAGAACCTTCGTTTTTGACTGGTGCGGCAGAGAAGCCAGACAGCTTTGTTTCTTCTTCAAAGCTACGCTCTGAAGTTTCTGTTTCGTAAATCTCTTTGTGCTCTTCGCCGTAGCGAGCGTACTCGAGACCGAACAAAGCATTTAAACCCGGGAGGAGTTCTTTAAGTAGTTGTGCGCGTGAAATAGCCATTTTAAATTACTCCTTAGGCGATGCTGGTAGCAGCGTAATACTGGTGTTGACCGAAGTTCAACTTAACCAGCAACTCTGGGTACTGTGCAAACACAAGCGTAGAGCTAGCAGCAAAAGCTGTAACTGGAGGCTGGTTTAACACAAACGAAGTTGCACCGGCAGTAGCTGCTGTATCAACAAACGAACCCGAAGGGATGTACTGACCATTAGCAGCAAGCGAGCCAACGTCTGTACCAACAGGCAATGCGTAAGGCAGTGCAGAGCAGGTAACAGTGTTGGTAGCAATGCTGGAGTAGGTAGCAGTACCCAAAGCCACAACGGTGTCAGGCACTAAGCCCAAAACACGAATTGGCAACGCATCGGTAGTAACAGGGGTGTCGCTAGGAGCCAACAAAGAGTTGAGCGAGTCGCCAGTGTTCACGTTACCAGTGGTGTTGTTGATCATTGCCAAGTTTTGGCCGATCATGGCGCGAGCGCCAGAAGCAACAGTAGTACCAGAAGAACAAACGACAGCTTTAAACACTGTGTCAGGATCGTCGCAAACAATAGCTACGGCGTCACCAGCTAGCGTTGAAGCAGGCCAGTATTGAGCAAATTGTTTTTGCTTGGTGGTTGGGTTTGTATAAGAACAACCCAAGAAAACGCCAGTAAGGGTACCGAGGGTACCAGTGCTAACGCCGATACGCGCAATATTTCCACGGCTCAATCCAACGAAATCGCCATAAAAAATATTAGTCGAGTATCCATAAGGGATCGCATATTCACGGGTAGAACCCGCAAACACTTGACCACCGATCAGATTGATCGGCTTTAGGCCGTAGGGGGCCGAAACAACGGGATAAGCCATTTAAGACTCCTTGAAAAAGTTTATTTAGAACCAGAGCCAAACGAAACCTTTGTCGATTTCTCAGAGAATTTCGACATGCGTGGATCGTTGTCCCTCATAAAGTTGTTGTCCACGGACTCCATCTGTGCTTTGTTTTGCGTAAAGTAATAATCTTCACGCTGCTTCAAGAACTCAGTCGGAATCTTGCAGAGCACCAACCCACCTACCTCAATGTTGCCTTTAAAGCGACCTTCGGTAGTAGCGTGCATCATCATTTCGGGATAGTCTTCTGCTTTGCAGGGTTCGTATCCTTCTCTTAACTTGGAAGAAATGTTTGCGGCATCGGCAGAGCCCATCATGCTGGTGCGCACCCAACGATGGGTGACACCTTCGCGTGGGTCCGGAGACGGTAAAGTCTCTGGGGGACGCCATGCAGTAGGGCGGTTAGTTGTAACGCGGTTTTCCAACTCGCGGCTCAATCTGTTCTGTGCTTTATCCATAATCATTCACCTCGTGTAAGTAATGCAACCTGTTTGGCGTATTGTTCTGGGGTAATCCCGAGTTTGCGGGCTAACGCAACTTGAGACTGCTTCAGTTTGATACGGTTCGGCGGTGTGCTTCTAGAGGCCGGAGCCACTGGTGAAGCACTGGGTTTTTGTGCACGGCGGGGAGTTTCCTCATCTGCCGGTTCTGATGACCTTTTCGGAGGCTCGTCATCTTCCTCTTGGCTCTGAGTATCGAAATACTCAGGAAATCTTTTACGCATAGTACTGTCGATTCGCTTGAAGTAATCATCTGTACCAATATAGTCCGCACCATACTCCCTTTGCAGGCGCTTGTCAAGCCCCATAGCAGCCATAGTCATTTCATCATCAGCACCAAACCAATCGCTGTTGTTTTCCAGCCACCGTTTAGTCTTCGGACTTACTTTGGGTTCTGCTTGAGTAGTAGGTTTGAACTCACGATCTTCAACCTCAATCGGCCTCATACCTTCCGCCTTATCCAAGCGCAAAGTTGCCTTGGCGATCTTCTCTTGGGCGGCTACCAACTCATCGGAATTACCCGCGTCGTAGGCATCTTTATAGGCTTTTTTGGCCGATTCAAGTTCAGCTTCCGCTGCACCTTTAGACGTCTCAATGTATGCTTTACTACCAGTAGACAACTGCTGCTGCAAACGTTTGTTTTCTTCAAACACTTGCCGTGCAAAATCTTCGGCCGCTTGGCGCTCACGTTCAGCGGCTTCTTTGGCGCGTCGTTCGTCGTGGTAACCACGTGTGAACTTCTTGATACGCGCTTGAACCTTTTCGTCGTACGAAGCAAGTTCGTCGTCTGTTGGGTCTTCGGGGGGCGTAGCAGCAGGTTTACGTCCACGGTCTTCGGGTGGCGTATCGTCTTCGATTTCTAGTTGGAAATCGTCGTCCTTTTTAGCGTCAGCTTTCGCTTTGGCCTTCTCTTCCTTTTCATCAGGAAATTCGTAGGACTCGTCGTCAAACTTTGGTAATGGCATGTTTTACTCCTTACGATGCACGTGTAATACCACGGGGGTCTTCAACAACTGCTTCAACCGAGTCATCATTGATGATGCGGAATTCACGGCCGTGAATCTTCAAGCGGGTGCCTGAATTGGGGCGCACGATGACAAAATCACCTTGCTTGCAGCGGGCACCACTAGGGAACCGCGTTTTGTCTTGGTATGCCTCTGGGCCTAACTTCACAACAAACAGCACTGGGGTCAGTACTTCTTCGTAGTGCATAGCTTGACTTGATTTAACAATACCAACATCACTATCTGCATACTCTTCCATCGCCTCTGGTACTACGCAAAGCAACATAAAACCAGAAGGATCGGGCAACTGTTTGGCTTTCTCTTCGGCAGTCGTGTTAAGAATGCCAGAGAGGTCCACAGCGGATACATCAAACTCACTCATCGGAATACTCCATTTTTTGCACAAGGTCTTTGACAAGTTGTTCTGCATGTGTCAGACCCCGGATGACACCGCAGACATGCCGATACTCGGCGAAGTCTTTTGCACCTCCTCCTGCGAGGAAGGAAACTTGATCACCACGGAGCTTGTCGATCTCCGAGGCTAAGTATTGAAACGCTTGGTTGTTCACTTATTCTCCTTCTTTGCCCCACGTTGGGCCGCCTGCACAGCCATCTGCGCTCTATGCTTCGCGGCATCAAGCCCTAAACGCACGCCTTCGGTTTGCTGTTGTTTAGCAAGCTGGTCTCGTTTAGCGGCAGATGTGGCACCAACCTGCATAGCTGCTATTTGCATCTGTGCTTCAATGCGGGACTTCTCGATCTCCAACTGGTCAGCCTTAGCCGCAGCATCAATCTGTTGCTTCTGCTGTTTCAACTGGAACTCTTGCATCTTCAACTGCAACTCTTGTTGTTGCATCTGAACGATTGGGTCCATAGCTTTCTGCTGTGCGGCTTGTTGAGCAGCTTCTTGTTTGTTCTGCTGTAACAACTGTTGTGACGCTTGCGCGGCAGCGATGGCAATTTGATCTGCCATTTCTTTCGGTACGGGTGGGTGGTCCTCGTGTTTGTCTTCCATCGGTGGCAAC